GCCCGCTGATACCGTTCCAGATGCCCGAAACGATGTTGGAGCCGATGCTTGACCAATCGGCGCTTGTGAACGCGTTTATCAAGGAAGAAATGATCTGTGGCGTCATTGCCAGCAGGTCCGGGATTGCTTGCACAAGCCCGACACCGAGGGCAACAATCAGTTGCAAACCGGCTTCGATCAGCTCCGGCAAGTGCTCAATCAGCGAGGTTTGAATCTGCGTGATGATCTGCACAATTGCAGGGATGAGTTCCGGCAACGCCGCAATCAGGCCGTCAACCAGCCCCAGAAGCAGCGTGATTCCCATGTCAACCATTTGGGGCAGGTTTTCAAGGAAAAGCTGCAACAGGCTTCCCAGCAGCGCCGTAACCGCGGAAAACAGGGGCGGCCCGATGGTTTCAACCAGACCGGGGAGCATTTCGCCCAAAGCCTCGACAAGGCCGGGAATCTCTGTCGAAAACCGCGTCACGATCTCGGCAAGGTTGTCAACAATGTTCTGTGCCGCCGTGCCGACAGTCTCCGCAAAGTCTTCCGCCGAAATGGAGCCGTTCAGAAAATTGTCATAAGCCGCCTTTGCGGCGTTCATACTCCCTTCGATGGTGCTTGAAGCTTCCGCGGCTGTCGTGCCGGTAATGCCCATCTGAGTTTGTATGATATGGATTGCTTCCGTTACGTCGGCGAATGAATCAATGGACAGGTCCGCCATTTCGCCATTTGCCGCTTTGACCGCATTCGCGTCGGCAATCAGGCGTTCCATTTCCTCTTTTGTGCCGCCATACAAAAATGTTCGCTGCGGTTCGCTAATCCGCAACCGGGCATAATAAAAGCACCGGTTTCCCGATGCTTGCCCCGCTGCATGTTTCCATGCAGTTCAGACTATCTCTTGACGCTTTCGCGCCCCTCGCACTTCCACCCGCTTGGGTGTACCCTACTCCGTTTCGGATTCCTCCGCCGTTTCGGTAGTCGTTACACATTCGCCGTCTTTGCAATACTCGAAAAGATACCCGCGCATTTTACCGCGTCTTCCGATTGCTCCACTTTTCAGCATCAAGGTTATATTGCCTTGTGAACAGTCGAAACGGGCCGCGCAATCGCGGATTTTTTCAAAGTATTCGATTCTGTCAACGTCTGCCCATGAGACATGCCCGCCGCCGCGTTTGTTCCTGATCTCTTTATAATGGGTTACTCTTATCCGTTCGCTTCTTACTCCGTTTGTGCTGAATCTGGAATTATTCTCTGAATATGTCGCCCATCTGAGATTTGAAAGCGCGTTGTTTTGGCGGTTGCCGTCTTTGTGGTCAATGCACGGCTTGTTTTCCGGGTTTGGGATAAATGCCTCCGCAAGCAACCTGTGGACAGTAACCTTTTCTGAACGATTCCCTTTATAAAGGTCAACTGTCAGGTAATTGTTGTCGCGGTTTATGTATGGCTTTTTTATCTTCCCCGTAATATCGTTTCTTACTTCGCCGCTTCTGCTGATAGAATAGTTATTGTTTCGGCTTATCTTCGCCCATTCCACTGTATAACACCCCTTTGCTAACTTTAGGTTATTATACATCACGGGCTGGGGTAAGTCAATATTCGGCGCTTTGCACGGTATTGTCTCCGGCTTTACCCGCTGAGAGTTTCACCGTTTTCACGAGGTTTTTACGTTGGGCAATGGCGCATTCTACCCAACTTCAGGTTATCGAGCATAGTGTAGTTTTGCTTTGCAAAACCTTGATACGCCGTCTGAATGCTCTGAATGTCGGTGCCCATTTTGTTGGCATTGTCCGACATGTCTATAATTGCCCGGTCGGCGTATTCTGCCGCGGCTGTCGTATCGCCGCCGAGGGACTGAAGCAGGGACGCGGAGAAGCTTGTCACGTTCTCCATGTAGGCATTTGCCGACATGCCCGCCGTTTCATAAGCCCGCTTTGCGTTTGCAATAACCTTTTCCGCGCTGTCCCCGAATAGGGTTTCGACGCCGCCTATGTTCTGTTCATAGCTTGCGACAGAATCAAGCGCGGCCTTTGTCACGTTTACGGCTGCCTTTGCCGCGTTTGCCGCCATCTCGACGGCGGCGGCGCCGATCCGCCGAAACGCGCCGGTCATCATTTCGCCGAATGCGCTTGTGCCTCGCTTCGCGCCGCGTTCTACACCGTCACCGGCGCGGCGCCCTGCGGCTTCGCCCTGTTCGGCGGCTCCGTCATCGTTAATGACGACTTTATAAATTATTTTTCCGTCTTCGCCCAAGGGTTCACCCCCTTAAAATTGTGGAATTCTTCAGGCTTTTCGCAAAGCGTTCCCGGCGCTCTTCTTCTGTGATCTTGATTGCCACGCGGGCCTTTGCCTTTTGCAGCGCCGCAATCTGTTCCGCGTTGTGCTTCGTCGGTTTCGGGAGCGGGCGCTGTCTGATTTCAACCGTCCTCATCAGGGCGGTATCACTCGGAAGGTCTGCAAGCAGTTCAAGGAACTGGATAATGTGAATCTTGTCTTTCAGCAGGTCAATCCCGATCCGAAAGAACGCGGAGCGAATCATGGCCGCGTCCTGGTGGAAGTCAATGTATTTTTCGCCGGTCTTCTCGCTTTTCGGGAGCAGGTCCAAAACCGCCCGCAACAGCCGCCTTTGTGTCTGGATGTCCGCGGGAAGGTCTTTTCTGCGCGCGAGCAGAAGCGTGCATTGCGTTTCAAGACGGTCCTGCGCGGTCAGGCTGTTATCCCCCTGAAGGTCGATTGCCATTAACACGCGGTCATAAGAGAGATTTAACGGGTATATTTTCCCGTCAAGCCATACCTCTTCCGGGTATTGGTCGTATATATTCACGGCTTATCTCAAAGCGTTTGCCATAGCAAGCAACTGTTTCTTGCGGTCGGCGCTTGCCTCGCGGACTTTCGGGATGATTTCCCCGTTGATGAACGGGAACAGGTCCACAAGCATCTCCGTGAATGCGTCCCGGCTGCCGTAGAAATCGACAATCGTTTTGCACCCATCTTCACCGAAAACGGCGGTGAAAAGAGCAATGCAAGACTGTCCCACCGCGTCCCACAGTTTCGGGTTGTTCGGGTCTTTCTGCGCGGCTGCCTGAGCCATCCCCAAAAGCTCGAACGCCTTATTGATCTGCGCGCCCACTCTGTCAACGTTAATGTCAACGTCAATCGTGGCGGCAATGTCGCCGTTTGCGTGTACAAGCTGAAGCTGTTCCTTGATTAAGTTTTTGCGCTGTACCTGATACATGTTTTAGCCCTCCTCCAAAAATTTCAGATGATACGGAAAAAGGCCGGAAGCATCACGCCCCCGGCCTTTTGTTTTTACACCGCAGCGACGACGGCCGCCGTGCCGCTGCCCGTAACGATATAGGTTGAAACGTTAACCATTGCAACGGTGACATTCTGCCCGTTTGCAATCTGGTAGGTCGCGCCGTTTACAAAGTCGTTCCAGCCGGTAAGAACTTCGCCCGCCGTTGCCGTCGGAGCCGTCTCCCCGTAAGCATAGACGAATTTACACCCGGCATCCGGGAACGTCGGGACAACGGTCAGAACGGTCGTACCGGCAACGGTGCCCGCGACGCTGGTTACGGTCAGGCTGTCGCTTGCCGCAATGGTTTCGGTGACGGGGCGCCCGTTGAAAGAGAAATCAACGGAAACCGCCGCGCCGTCCGTGGTGGCGCCGCCGAAAGAAGAAATATTCTTCATCGTGACGCGGTTGGTGTAGCGCGTGATGGTGCCGTCTGCATTCGCAATGGACAGGCGCAGATTGGTCTTGCGCGCCTCCATGAGTTCAAACCGGCGCCTGAAGATGAAATCCTGCGCCGGGTTTCCGATCTTGCGCACGCCGGTAAGCTGCACAACCGGGTGAATGCCCGTTACCTCATCGGAGCCGAAGCCCTTGCCGCACAAGAAGAAATATTCCTGCACCTGCTCATTAAGGGCCTCCGTCAGATTGTTGAAGCCGTCGCAAACCGGCACCCAGGTCCGGGCCGCGGCTTCCGGCGTGATGTCAAGCTCAAGCTCCACGCCGTACTGTGTGAGCAAATAGGACATAATTTAATTAATCCCCTTTACGTTGAATTTGATAAGCAAGCTTGAACCGTATAGCCATTGACTATTTTGTTCGCGGCCTATCAGGCGCGGGCTTGCCGTTGTTTCTATGGCATATATCTGCCATGTGTCAGTATGCGGGAAATCCTTGCGGCGTGTCAGCGCCCTGTGTATGGCCTCAAGGCGCTGTATCACGGTGGTTTGCTCCGTGCTCTTGCCGTTGCATACCACGTTCATTTCCTCGTTTGATCCGATGTCCAGGAAGATGGGGAAGC